AGATAATCAAATATATGTTCCTATAGGTATCGCCACTCTTGACTACATGGCTCTGTACAAGAAGTTTTCTTTTACAATGCAGGAGTCCTATCGTCTGGATCATATCTGTAATGTAGAGCTGGGTGAGCGCAAGATGGATTATTCCGAATACGATTCACTGTTCGATCTTTACAAGAAAGATTATCAGAAGTTCATCGAGTATAATATTCGAGATGTGGATCTTGTTGATCGTCTGGAAGATAAGCTGAAGTTTATTGAACAAGTTTTAGCCATTGCCTATGACGGTAAGGTAAACTATCAGGATACATTTACATCAGTTAAGATGTGGGATGTTATCATTCATAACTATCTTTTAAGCCAGCGTATCGTAGTTCCTCAGAACAAGAGGACATCCAAAGACAGGCAAATTATCGGAGCCCATGTAAAAGATCCTCAGGTAGGAATGCACAAGTGGGTCGTGTCGTTCGATTTAAATTCGCTGTATCCTCATCTGATCATGCAGTATAACATCTCACCCGAAACATATGCAGGACACATGGAAGGCCTGGGAGGTGATGACGGCGTTGACCGAATGTTAGATAATTATCTTAATGACTTCAATGTAAAGAATCACATCACTTCTAACAATCTAACCTGCACAGGATCTGGTAGTTTGTTTAGCAAGAATGAGATGGGATTCCTCCCACGCCTCATGCAGAAAATGTATGATGATCGTGTTGTTTATAAGAAAAGAATGATCGAAGCCAAACAGAAACACGAACTCAATCCTTCTTATGAGACAGAAAAAGCAATTGCTCAGAATCATAATATGCAGCTGGCAAAGAAGATCCAGCTTAACTCAGCATACGGTGCTTTGTCCAATGAGTTCTTTCGTTGGTTTGATGATAAATTGGCAGAGTCTATAACACTATCGGGCAAGCTGTCCATCAAATGGATTGAACGAGATGTAAACAAATATTTAAATAAATTATTTAAGACGGAGGATATGGATTATGTCTTGGCATGCGATACGGATTCTATTTACATTACGCTTGAGCGTCTGGTCAGTCAATGCGGCCTTGAGGGCAAGACTACTGAGGAAATCGTCAAATTCCTTGATAGGGTGTGCGAGGATCGACTGGAACCTTTTATTGAGCGCTGTTATGAACAGCTTGGCGAATATGTTAATGCCTACTCTCAAAAAATGAAGATGAAGCGCGAAGCTATTGCAGACAAAGCAATCTGGACAGCCAAGAAGCGCTACATCATGAACGTCTACAATAACGAAGGTGTACAGTATGCTGAACCTTATCTGAAGATTACTGGTATTGAAGCAGTACGATCCTCTACTCCTCAGGCTTGTCGTAAAAATATTAAAAAAGCTATCAATCTTATTATGACTAAAGATGAGAATACTGTTATAGAATTTATTCAAAGTTTTAAGAAAGAATTTATGACACTGCCGTTTGAAGATGTGGCATTTCCCAGAGGTTGTAAAGGAATTAGCGAATATTCCGACTCTAAAACAATTTATAAGAAAGCAACACCAATTCAGGTACGAGGAGCTTTATTATATAATAATCTTCTTAAACAAAAGAAATTAGACTCCAGATTCCAGCTAGTACAAGAGTCCGATAAGATTAAATTTTGCTATCTTAAGATGCCCAATCCTTTGCGTGAGAATGTTATCTCATGCCCAGGTAACCTACCCCGGCAGCTGGGATTAGATCAGTATATTGATTATGATATGCAATATGATAAAGCATTCGTGGAACCATTGCGTACTATTCTCGATGCCATTGGTTGGAAAGTAGAGAAACAATCCAGTTTAGACAGTTTTTGGAGTTAACAGATGAAAAAAGAAATATTTGATTTCGATTTTGGCATGGACTTTGCAGACGATCTGCAAGAAGTGGTGGCAGATCAGTCGAGCAAAGCCAATGCTGCAGAAGCAAAAGCGCAAATGATGTTTGATATGATCATGCCATTACTTAATAATTTAAAAAAGAATCCAGATAAACCAAATATTGTTTGGCCAGATCGTGAAAAAAAGATTGACGAATTTATAAAAAAGTTACAGAATGTATTGAATGGTTAATAACTAAAAGGAAAATTTATGTCTCTAATTAATCGTCTTATGAAGAATTCTACAATCGACTCAACAGATATCCTTGCTGATAGCAAAGTCTATAAGAAGAAGGATATGATCACTACTAGCGTTCCCATGGTGAACGTGGCACTTTCTGGTAGCGTAGATGGAGGACTGACTCCTGGCCTTACTATCATGGCAGGTCCGTCCAAGCACTTTAAGTCTGCCTTTTCTCTCCTTATGGCAGCAGCGTATCTAAAGAAGTATCCAGAAAGTGTTCTTTTATTCTATGACTCAGAGTTTGGTACTCCTCAGGGTTATTTTGATTCTTTCGGCATCGATATGAAGCGTGTGCTACATACTCCTATTACCAATGTCGAAGAGCTGAAGTTCGATATCATGAAGCAACTGGGTGATATTAAACGTGATGATAAGGTTGTTATCATCCTAGACTCTATGGGTAACCTCGCATCCAAGAAAGAAGTCGAAGATGCAGAAGCAGGCAAGTCAGTCGCAGACATGTCTCGTGCAAAGGCATTCAAGTCCCTGTTCCGTATGGTGACACCTCATCTTACTCTCAAAGATATTCCCTTGATTGTTGTCAATCATACATATAAGGAAATTGGATTGTATCCCAAGGATATTGTGGGTGGTGGTACAGGAGTTTATTATTCGGCAGATACGATCTGGATTCTTGGTCGACAACAGGACAAGGACGCAGATGGAATTACCGGATACAGATTTATCATCAATGTGGAGAAGTCCAGGTATGTTAAAGAAAAGTCTAAGATACCTATCACAGTTAGCTACGAGGGCGGGATCCAGAAGTGGTCAGGCCTACTCGATCTCGCTCTGGAAGGTGGCTATGTGGTTAAACCTTCTAATGGCTGGTATCAGTTGGTTGATCGTACAACTGGTGAAGTAGTCGGTAACAAGATGCGCATTGCTGATATCGAAGACAATGGAGAGCTGTGGAAGGGTGTGCTGACCACGACAGATTTTGCTGACTGGATCAAGAATCGTTATACGCTGGTTGGTGGCAACTTGATTGTGAGTGAGGATGCTGATGGATGATAAAACACTCAGTGAATCTTTATCAGACATCTCTACTTCGTTTAAAGAAGCATCAGCTCAGTATGATCAGAAAGCTGAAGAGTATTGGAAGAGCCTTCCATACGAACACCAACTACAGGCCTTCTACATCGTTACCAAGCGTATTCACCAAGGGGACATCGTGGAAAAGGGATCTTATCGATATGTTCTCTATGATACTTTCGGCTTTGATTTTGATAGCTATATTGTTGGTATGGATAGTGGGTATCTTGATATCCATAACGGCTTGGTAAAGAACGATATTTGATGTGTGGAAAACTGTTGAATATGTGATGAGATGGCGCAAGCACCCAGGAGATGTCAAGTTCTTTTTGAGACATTTTAACTATAATAATGGTCGACCTATCATCACTTATAAAGTAGGATCGTTATTGATACAAAAACATCAGGTGTATGTGGAGAAGAAATGAATCAGTCAGTTAGAATTCTTTATGGATACAAAAATTGGGTGGTGATATACAATCCATTTGGTGATTGGTTTTATTGGAATGAATCTAGATTGCATTATACTTCGTGGAAGGTGGGTCCTATAATGATAAAGAGGTATTGGCGTTGATGACCAATGAACAGATGGAGGCCAAGATACGAAAATTTACATTGCCGTTAGAAACTCAGATCATGATGTCCTGTGATACTCAAGAAGACGCTGTATTACTGGCGGTAGCAATGCTCAGGAAGGTCATAACTATATTTGACCACCATTATCAACAACAAGGCCGCAAGGCTCTGATAGAGACATTCAATACATGATCGAAAAAACAATCCTATCACATCTAGTATTTAATGAAGCATTTGCCAGGAAGACTCTGCCCTTCCTCAAGGATGAGTATTTTCACAATCAGACAGACAAGACAGTGTATAAGCTGATCAATGACTATGTCATCAAGTATAATAATACTCCTACCAAGGAGGTGCTCCATATCGAACTGAAGAACAGAGAAGGGATGTCTGATAGCACGTTCAAGGACTCCAAGGCCCTGATCGATGATCTTGCTGTAGAGAATACGGAGATACAATGGTTATTGGATTCAACAGAGAAGTTTTGTCAAGAGAAGGCGATATACAATGCAATCATGGCATCGATTAAGATCTTGGACGATAAGAGCGGATCCTCCAGTACAGGTGCTATCCCTACTCTTCTATCAGACGCCCTTGGCGTGTCTTTTGACGTTAGCATCGGTCATGATTATTTTCTTAATGCTGATGATCGGTTTGATTTCTATCATCGCAAGGAAGAACATATTCCCTTCGACATTGATTTCCTTAACAAGATCACTAAAGGTGGTCTTGTTCGAAAAACCCTTAACATTGCACTGGCTGGCACTGGCGTTGGCAAGTCCTTGTTTATGTGTCACTGTGCTTCTTTTAACCTGACACAGGGCAGCAATGTGCTTTATATCACCATGGAGATGGCAGAAGAGA